AACGGCGGGCAGGAGCTCGTCGTCGGTGACAGCAACCTGCTGTACCAGACCGCGATGCTGCACAATAAAACCCTGATGTCCCAGGTCGAGACGAAGCTGCTCCCGCCGGACGAGCACGCAAAGCTCCGTGAGAACCTGCACAACGCCATCGGCGCCGTCATCGGTACCAATGACACGGACAACCAGAAGCTGCAGAAGCGAAACGTCAAAGGCTTCCTCGAGCACCTCACAGGTAAGACCACGCCGAAGTGTTACGACGCAGCGACCGACATTCTGACTGAGCACGGTTGGGTCCCGTTTCCTGCTTACGACGGCAAGGCGAAGGTAGCGACCGTTAACCTGGGTACGCACGCGTTTGAGTGGCAGGCACCGGTGCACGCAACGGCGGAGCATTACTCCGGACCCATGATTCACACGCAGAGCCGTGAGATTGACCTTCTCGTAACCCCTAACCACCAGCACGTCGTGAGTGTGCGGCGTAAGCGCGTAGATGGCGACGTTTGGCTTCCGTGGGAGAAGGTCGATAGCACGAACTTTCTCGTTTCGGATCGCAAGCGCGTGATGGTCAGCGCGGAACACTGGAAGGGCCAAGCCCCCGCCTTGGAGTTTGACGGGGTAGAGGTTACTGCACTGGATGCCTTCGCAGAGTTTGTGGGGTGGTGGGTTTCCGAAGGGTGGCTGCAGCACGGAGGGGCCGCAGCTATCCTGTGTCAGGCCGCTACGTCGCCACACGTTGCAACCGTAGACGCTTGCTTCTCCCGTCTCGGTATCCCGTTTATCCGCAGCGTGTACACTCGAAAGGGAGGCTATCAAGCCATCTGGTGGAAGCTAAAGAGCCCTGCGCTTGGACGCTGGTTGCGCGAAAACTGCGGAGAAGGCTCAAAGCAGAAGTTCCTGTCGCAAGCCATCCTTTCGTGGCCTGCTCCGATGCTGCTCTCTGTCTTAAAGGGGTATGTCTTGGGCGACGGGTCCCTGCATAAGGGCAAGACGGCGGCTTCAGAGCGGAAAACGCGCAAGCGGCGCAAGGCCCTGGCTAGTCACTTCTGCACGACCAGTACCCGTCTCATCGACTCGCTCCAGGAACTGTGCGCGAAGACGGGGTACCAAGCCATTCTGCGCAAAGAGCACCCCCCGGTTAACGAGCGGTGTCAGCCTATTTTCACAGGGTCGATCAGGGGCTTCTCCGACGTAACCATTGAAAGCGCCGCGTTCACCCGCGAAGTTCCCTTCGACGGTCTAGTTTACTGCGTCACCGTTCCCAACGGTACCCTGGTCGTACGTCGCGGCGGCAAACCCGCGGTGTCAGGCAACAGCTCCTTTTTCCACCAAAAGCTGCTGATGCGTAAACAGGACCTCTCGGCCCGCGGCACTGCGGCGCCTGACGGGTCGCTGGGCATCGACGACGTCGGCCTCCCGGAAGACATGATGTGGGAAATCTTCGGGAAGTTCGTCATCAACCGTCTTGTTCGTCGGGGCTTCGGCGCGTTGCAGGCAAAAGAGATGTTGGAGAAGCGGCACCCCGCCGCACGCGACGCCCTGCTCGCTGAAGCGAAGGAGCGCCCTGTCATCCTGAACCGTGCCCCGACGCTTCACCGCTACGGAATGATCGGCGCCTTTGCTACGCCGGTCACAGGCAAAACCATCCGCGTGAACCCCGCCATCGAAAAAGGCATGAACCTCGACTTCGACGGCGACACCCTCCAGATTCACACGCCGGTGCTGCCTGGCGCAGTCGACGATGTGAAACGGATGACAATCTCTAAACTGGTGTTCTCGGATGCGAAACCGGATGACCTGATGTACGGTCCCCGTATGGAAGCAGCTCTGGGGTTGTATCACGCGACGGCCGCGGCCTCGGGTGCGAAGACGAAACACTTCAAGACGAAGGCGGACGCTGTCGCTGCTTATAAACGCGGTGAAGTAAAACTCACCGACACAGTGGAGATCGGGTGATGGCTGACAACGCGTACCGCATTCCCGGACAACCGGCTCCAGCGGAGCAGGTCGCACCGCAGCCTGCGACCGCAGCCGCAGGCGTTCACCCCTTCGCCATTTCCCCTGAAGAGGGGTTGCCGCTGATTCCGCAGGAAGCCTTGCTTCAGAAACTTCAGAAGCTCGTCGCGCTCAAGCACGGCGCCGTAGCGATGTTTGCTTCGTACGCTGACGCTATTCGAGCCCCGTTCCGCGACTCGTTAGCGGCGCATTTCAAAGATCACGGCAAGGAGGAACGCGCGGGCATCTACGACTTCAACATGAAGATCGTTGCGCTGGGCGGCAGTGTTTCGACGAAGACTGTTCGGGCCCCCGAAGCCGCTGGCGTTCAGGACATCCTCACGGCGATCATTCAGTTTGAAAAACAGTTGTTGGAGGCGCAACGCGAGCTGCTCCGCGTTTGCGGAGAATACGACGGTCTCCGCTTGCTGCTCGAGGAGCACATCCTCACCGATCAGCGGCACCTTGATGATGCACGTCGAATGCTGGTAACTCTTCCCTGAGGAAATTCCGTGAACGCATACCTCGCAGTAATCATCGAAAACGTGCTGCCCGTCCTGACGATGCTGCTCGTCGCTGTCATCTCGGTCTTCGCGACGTGGGCGCTGAAGAAGCTGAAGGACAAGCTGGGCGTCGACATTTCGGCGCAGCACCAGGCCCTGCTGACCAAGGCGATCGAGGACGGCATCGGGCTGGCGGAGCAGTGGGCGCTGACCAAGGTCAAGCGCGGTGAAGCCGCTCCTGCGGGCGCAGAAAAGCTCGACAAGGCGCTCGAGTTCGTGACCGCAACTGCGAAGGATCTGAAGCTCGACGAGAAGGCCAAGGACGCGCTCGTCAAGCTCATCGAGGCACGCCTCGGCGTCGCCGCGCTGACGAAGGAGTAATCCTATGACGTCGCCATACGAAAAAGGAACGTTGGATGCGAACGCTCGTTTTGGTGTTCGTGTGGCGGCGTCTGTCAACCGCATGCCGGACGCTCACGCGCATCTCGGGGCGTCACGGTTCACCACAGCGCTGGAACACATGAATTCCCCGCAGCGCACGACCCCGCAGAAAGAGCATCGGTTGGAGCGTCCCTCGCTGTGGGGTCCCTCGAGCTCAGTCGAGAGCGGCGGCGCCTCCAACTTTGACCCCGCACTCAGCCACTCAGGGGCTTGATCATGTCGCAAACCCTCGGACTCTTCCTGGTCAATGACCTGTTGCCGGAAAAGCACCGGGTCAAGGGGCAGCTGGATAAAAAGACTCTTGGTAACACCATGGTCTCGCTCGCTCGCGAAGACCCGGTGACGTATGCCTCGGTGAGCGAAAAACTCAAACACCTGGGCGACGAGTTCGCGACGCTCGAAGGCATCTCCGTTGGTCTTGACGACATCGCGCCCGCGTACACCGAGCGCGACAAGATCCTCACGCCCGCGCTCAATGCAATGCACGCGGCCAAGACCTACGCCGACAAAGAAAAGATCATCCTCGATGCGCAGGACAAGCTGACCGCGCACACTGCGAAACACCCTGGTACGCTCACCGCGATGGCGATTTCCGGCGCTCGCGGCAACGTACCGCAGCTGCTGAAGACCGTGACCTCCCCGGTCGCGGCACTGGACGCGAAGGGGCGTATTACGCCGTGGCTCATCAGCAAATCGTACTCTGAGGGCCTCCCCGTCGCTGATTTCTGGGTCGCGGGTAACGAGGCCCGTCAGAACACGGTGACGTCGGTGACCTCTGTCGCAGAGCCTGGCGACATCGCGAAAATCATCAACAACAACATGTACCCGCACACCGTCACCAAGCTTGACTGCGGGACGACGAACGGTGTTCCGATGGATTCGGGGGACAGTCACCTTCGAGGCCGCCTTCTGTCGCGGGACGCGCACGGCTTCAAGCGCGACACGACCATTACTCTCGCGGTTCAGAAAGCACTCCGCGAGAAAGGTGGAACGGTTTACGTTCGCTCGCCGCTCACCTGCGAAACCTCCCCGGGCGTGTGTTCGAAGTGCATGGGCGCTGACTCACACGACCACCTGAACGCGGTAGGCGTGAGCGTAGGCCTCCGAACGGCGCAGGCACTGTCGGAACCGCTCACGCAGTTCAGCCTGAGCGCGAAACACGGCGCCCGCGTTCTGAAGGGCTCCTCGAAACAACTCGATGGCGTCAAAGGCGTGCGCCAGCTCCTCGAGGTGCCTGAGAGCTTCTTCCATAAAGCGACCCTCGCGGATCACGCGGGCACTGTGACGAAGATTGAAAAAGCCCCTCACGGCGGGCACTACGTGTTCGTCAACGACACCGAACACTACGCAGGGCCGCAGCTGGAGATTCGAACGCACGCAGGCGCGGTGGTCGAAGCGGGCGACGCTCTCTCCGACGGGATTCCCAAGCCCGATGAAGTGGTGCGACACAAAGGGCTCGGGGCGGGACGGAAGTATCTCGCCGACCAACTGCACGATGTTTACAGCCGCGCAGGCGCGAACCTGGACAAGCGACACTTCGAACTTCTCGCACGGGCGGACCTCGCCAACATTCGCGTTCTGCAGAACTCACCAGAGCACCCGGAACTTCTTCGCGGCGACATCATCCCGTACGCCCAGTTCAAAGCGGTCGCTGAAAAAGAAGTGAAGATGCTTCCGCTTGAAAAGTCGGTGGGGCAGCACCTCGCCAAAGAAGTTCTGCACTTCACCGCAGGGACCGAGCTCACGCCGTCGCTGATTACGACGCTGAAGAGTCACGCGGTAAAAGACGTACCTGTGATGGCGCACCCCGTACACATCGAGCATGTGATGCGCCCGATGACCCGAGCGCCGTTGCTGAACCCGGACTGGATGGCGCGAATGGCCTTCCGTTACCTGAAAGACAGCGCGTTGAAGGGCGCGCATTTCGGGCAGACGTCGGATATCCACAGTACGCACCCGGTACCGGCCTATGCTCACGGAACGTCGTTCGGTCAAGGCGCTGAGGGGCACTACTGATGTATTCCGTCGGGCAACAAAAGGCGCTGAGCGCGTTCGGTTTGACGAAGCACGCCTGGTCGCTGCCTTCCATGCGCCAGGTTGCTTCCGGCGGACGAAGCCTTTTGGCAGGCGCCCCCGGTACGTGGGCGGCGCTTAAACGCCAAGCGGGCGCAGGAACGTTGTTTGCGCCGCACAACGGAAACCCGCTGCAGCAGGGGCTTTACCATAAACCGTTTGACTGGCTGGTCCCTCGGTTCGACTTTGGCCGAAAAGGCATGTCGTTCGGACAGCGGGCGGCGCGAACCGCTGAAACGGCGC